CATTGACACGGAAGATCCACTGACACATGGATTGTTGCAGCGTTTTTGCAAACGTGCCAATGATGGGATCGACACATTTGGCACTACAATGGAAGAAGCTAACAAGCCATTTGATGTGTGGATTGTAGATGCACAGGAAGAATTGTGGGATGCCATAGTCTATCTTGAAAAGGTACGTATGCTGTACATCAACGCCACAGCCAAGATACCTACCACCACAGACAAACCATCAGATGTGGAATAAAAACTTTATATACTTGACCATTCTTGTGTGGTCGTGTGCTTTCATGGCTGGCTTTATTTTAACCTAGGTATTGCAAGGTTTGCTAAAATACTATAATATCTACATAACCGTGGATGGATATTATGGCACAACGTGGCAGACCAAAAGGTAGTAAAAACAATTCGGTAACAATACCGACAGATGTTATTGCGTTAAAATTAGATAACATCGAAGCAAAGTTAGACAAAAATTCTAAAGACATTGAAGAATTGAAACACCAAGTATCTATGGGTCGTGGTGGTATCAAAGTCATATTCCTTCTAGGTGCACTAATCGCAGCAGTAGCTACTGCGATAGGCTTTGTAGGGGGCACAGACTAATGGCATTACCGATACTAGGATTACTTGGGGGTTTGTTTAAGAACCCAATCACCAGCATGGTTATTGATAAAACCGTTGGTGCAATTCAACATAACTTAGAAAAGAAAAAGATCATACGTGCAGCAGAAATCGAAGCAGCAAAGACAATAGATGTTGCAAAGATACAAGCTGACATGAGTGTAAAGACAGCACAAGTCAACGCATCAACATCGTCATGGAAAGACGAGTGGTTAACGCTAGTTTTTACAGGCATCCTGATCGCACATTTCACACCTTGGACTGCACCACATATGGAAAGGGGCTGGGCATTGCTTGGCGTAGCACCTGATATGTTTTGGTACATTGTGTTGGCAATAGTGTCAGGATCATTTGGCATCAACGCAATGGGAAAGTTTAAGAAATGATTGCGTCATGCCTGATCCCCTATCCACAGCCCTAGCAGCGTTTAGTGCTATCAAGGCAGGCGTAGCAGCAGGCCGACAGATCCAAGACCTTGCCAAAGATGTAGGCAAACTATGGGATGGCATTGACCTAGCCAAACAACAGCACAACAAAAAAAAAGACAGCGTATTTAGAACCGTCAACGAAGAAGCTATGGATACGTTTATAGCTAAGAAACGTGCTGAAGATTTAGAAGATCAGCTACGACAGATTGTTATTGCAACACGTGGTATGAGTGCGTGGCAAGAATTAATACGCTTGCGTGCTGATATACGTAAACGCAGACAACAAGAAAAACTAGACAAAGCAAGACGCATAGAAGATTTAAAAGAACAAGTGCTAATGTCAGGGTTGATAATCTTGATAGTATGTGGTGTGGTTTTTGTGGCATATTTGGTAGCAAAAAAACAGGGGTTGATATAATATAAGTATATGATAACTATACGAAAGGAATAGTCTATGACGAAAAAAGGTTTATATTATAATATTAACCAGCGTAAGAAAAAAGGTATTAGCCGTTCAAAAAAGAACAGCACCATATCAGATGAAGCATACGCTAATATGAAAAAGGGTTTTCCCAAGTTTGGAAAGAAGGCAAAAGCATGAGTGATGGTGCAGGTACTATGCCAAGTGAGCGTCCTGAATGGGCTGACTTGAAAGAACGTATAAAAAAACATGAAGGTTTTGTTAACAAAATATATAAAGATAGCCTTGGCAAAGCTACGATAGGCTACGGACATTTGATAACACCTGATGACACATACGTTGAAGGTACAGAATATGATGAAGATTTGCTGTCACGTCAGTTTGATGTAGACTTTGACAGGTCTTTTCTCAATGCACGTGATCTTATGGAAAACTATGACTTGCCTGTATTACCACAGCCTGCACAGGAAGTGTTGATTGAAATGGTATTCCAGCTTGGCATTGGTGGCGTAGGTAAGTTTAAAAAGATGTGGGCTGCATTAGAACAAAGTGACTTTGTAGAAGCATCAGACCAAATGATGGATAGTCGTTGGCATACTCAAACACCAAATCGCTGTGAAGAATTAGCAGGCCGTATGGCTGCGTGTGCTGTACCTACCTAAGACTAATTATATGCCAATCACCAGTAGTCTTATGCTGTTCTAATACAGCTTCTACTTCTGTGCATGACCATCTTATATTAGGGCTGTTGCGTTCAGCTTTGCGTTTCATTTCTAAACACTTACCAAAGTTCTCTACGTAGGTATATTCTAAGGGTGCGTCAGGGCTGCTGCCTGTAAACAACAGCAAGGCCACGACTACTTTAATTGTTTCCATTGGTATACTTCATATCCCTTTGACCATCTTTTAGTTTCTCTACATCTTCTTGCAGTTTCGTAACTTGCTTCTGCAAAAACTCTATGTTTACTTTGTTATGCATACCATCTTCTAGCTGTGACTTAATCTTTTCCTGTGTCTTTAGCATATTCTCTATTAACATAAACTGCTCACTATCTGCTGGTAAGCTACCAAGCAAACCCCTAGGCCACTTGATCCTAAAATCAGTGTTCAGGTCTAAATCTTTTTCCATGATTTCTAAACGTGTGTTGTGTTCGTTTAGCTTTTCGACAATACCAAAGTATGTCCACACAGCTACAGCCACGGCAGCTACTAACCCTATTAAATTTTTTAGGGGTAAAGCAACACCTGTATCTTCACTTACGTTTATAGGTTTTGGTGATCTTGCCATACAATTTAGCCACTAGTTTTTTAATTTTAACACGTGCTTCTGTGGCTGTTATTGTTATCTGATACCCTAGCTTATCGTTGATGATCCATCCAAGAACAATACCAACAATTAATGCTATCCCTACGTCCATGCTATGCCTGACTTTCTGACCACGATACCCTTGCAGATACAGTGAATGGGTTGTTGTTCGTAACCGTTGATGGATCTTCCGTTAGCCTTGCTACTACTGTAAGTATATCAGGGCCATCAGGGTATGTGTTGTTACCACCCATGATAGCATTACCTAACGTAGCCACTTCACCAAGTGTTTCGTTTGTTAGGACAGGCTGTCTACCTGATGTACCAGTACCACCCTGTGCCCTAAACTTAAATACATCTAACCCACCAGCTATTTCGTCAGTGCTACTATGGAACACTAGCTGTGATAATGATGGATTTTGCACGCCCACCCATGACGTGTTATTGATTGCACCATTTAGTCTTAGTGATACTTCACAAGCGTGAGTTGACAACACACCTACAGAATTAAGAATAAGCTGCATTCGGTTGATAACTTCACGTTCACCAAGATCACCAATAGTGTTTGTGTCTACTGATGGTGACAATCGAATTGATACAATCGGCAGGTCAATGTTAACTGGCTGACCTGATGATGCTAATGTAATAGTGTATGTGCTGTCACTAGATGTTGTGCCTGATGGTGCACGATCTATAACAAGCAAGTCACGCAGTGTTTGTTGGTTGTAACTATAGCCACGTGAGTTAAGTATGTCAGGCTGATATGGTTGCCTTGTAAATCTACCATCACGTGGATTACTTAGCTGTGTGTTTGCCTGTAGGTTTGCACCACTTATATTCATGTTGTCTGCAAACTGACCATACAATGCGTTTTGACCAGCTAGTTCTAATGCATAACCAATTGAACGTAGCCTGTTGTCTTTTAATCCATAATAGAACCCACTATATTCTGCTGCTGCTGATGCTGTCTGTGTGGCACTACCAGTAAGCTGCTGTTCTGTAGATGACGCTGTAAAGACGTATGCTTTGTCATCATCAAATCTACCATCCATGATAACAGATGTACCCCAGTGTGCTAGGGCTGGTACGTATGTAGGCTTACCAATGTTCTGTATATCATAACGTGCAGGTATATTACCTGATCGCATATATGCTTCTGTTTCTAAGTTGTTGTGTACAAATGCGTGTACATATTGCACATCACCATCTTGGTCTTTGAAACCAAATCTAATTTTACCAGCACCATACCATGAGTAATCTACGTATGCCATTTGGATAGTATGTATGTCTAACACATAACCTGTTGGGCCAGTGCCATCTGCTTTGTCTATGTTCCAATCTTCTTGGTTGACCTTTATGTTTTCTGTCAACGTCATAACAATGTTAGATGCTGTTGCACCCCTGTAACTAGGTGCTACGTTGAGCAAGGTATCGCTATCAATCTTAGTGACCAAATATGACTGACCACGCAGAACGATGTAGTCACCAACAGTAACTTGGGAGAGGAATTTAGTGTTGTTGCCAACGATATCACCTTGCCCAAACGTAGCTGTGGCTGACCCTGATAGCTGCTTGATAGATTTACGTCTGCAACATTTCAAGTTTTGACCATCATATTCAAAGAACATACCGTTCTGATCGTCAAACAAGCCACATCGTAGGCTACTATTCGACCATGCGTTGACGTGATAGTAACCATATCCACCTGTTGATACTGCTGTAGATGTGCCTACAGGTATTACAATTCTAAAACTATAATCGTCTGTAATGTCATCTACGGTATATGTGCCGTTGAAATAATCTGCACCACCTATCTTTGGCACATCAAATATCTTGATTGATAAACCTTCTGATAAACGGTGTGGAAACTTGGTGTACACATATGCGTATGTGTTACCACCTGTTGTAGTAATACGTTCTATCTGTACAGTTGGGCTAAAGTTTACAGCAAATGATACCTGTATACCTTTACCTGACTGATAACGGAAATACTTACGTGTCTGTCTAATCATCTGACTATCAGGATTAGATGACGGTATTAGTTCTACACCACCATCAAATGGTCTGTGTAATGCAAAGCCATCTGCACGTAGAAGCAGTGATGTACCTACAGAATAGTTTACACCAGTTAGTGCTTGTGTCATTTGTTCTGATAGTTGGATACGGTTTGTAGACAAGACAGCAGCAATGTCTTTTTCTATTGTGCTGCCAATGCCACTAATCTTTTTCAGTTCTTCACCAACACCTGTGCCACTTACATCTACTATGTTTGTGCCGTTTATTGCATCTGTGTTTGTTGGGTGCAACGTAACTACGTTAGAGTTGACTGTTTTTACATAATACAATCTACCACTAGATACGCCTGTTCGTGCTGTATCTGCATTGTATATAACAATGTCGCCATCGCTAAATCCATGTGATGAAGCAGTAAATTGATCGCTTGTATTGTTTACACTTGATACTGTTTTAACAATGTGCGTTTCAGGATCGTACAACGATACCGTGTCACCTGTCTTAAAGAATGACGTAAAGTTAGTATCAGATCCATTAAGGAATACACTTTCATTATCAATAGATACTGTGCCTTGACCCAATACCTCACCAATAATGTTGTTGGTAGATAGTGTAGCTAGACCTGAACCTTGTCCTGTAAGCGTAATGTATGTATTGCCTTCTGCATCTGCCAAAGAAGAAGCAAGTCTAATCCAGTTTTGTGATACTCTTATAACATAGTAAACCGTACCTGACGTAAGACCAGTAGTTACTGTGCCACCTGTTGTATAGGTAACTGCATAACCTGTACGGAAAAAGTGGTCAGGGATACGTATAGCATCTTGTTCAATCCACACGGAGGACTGTGGGTCAAACTGAATGTTACGTGTAGGTATTTGCCCTGACGCTTGCAGTGTAAAGGATGTTGGTGTTAATACGTCTTTAATATTATACACGCCATCTGATGCACCATCAACGTTGGCAGTCAGTTTTTGTGTACCTGAACCTACGCCTGAAAGATCAACAATGTCTGTCTTTCTAAGTCGTCCTACACCTGAATAGGTCTGACTATATCTTATTCTGTCAGGCCATGCAGTATTTCCCTGTGCACCTGATAAGGTACGATATAAGTAGAAGTAGTTATTATTAATTTTTCTTACATAATAGAACGCACCATTACGTAAACCTGCTGGTGCAATACCACTATTAACCGTGTATTGTACCCTGTCACCTGTGTTTAGGCCGTGTGATGTACGTCTAATGTAGTCATAGTTATAGATATAGCCTGTGGTCATTGACCCACCAGTGCTGTGTCTAAACGTAATGTCTACGCCACTGTATCCTGTAGCACTTGTAGCAAGCTGCAATTCGTTTGTTGTTGCATTAGCAACGTAATATGTTTGTGAGTTAGATAGGCCACCTATTGTTGTGCCACCTTCATCTGTATACAAGACAGCATCGCCATCGTTTAGGCCATGACCCTGTGTTGTTGTTGACGGTGCTGGTGTGTTCGCAGTACCACCCATACCACCGTGGACGCTACAATAATAATATAATGTAGGTGCACTAGATGCTACAACGATTTGTACTTGTGCCCCTGCTTGCCCCTGCGTGCCTGATGCCGTTACACCTGTTGTGTATTCCGACCCCCCACCGTGTGAACCATCTGCTGTAGTGCTAAACTTAAATGGATGACCACCATTACTAGCGTCTGACAGGTCAAAAATGTATGTTGACCCTTCACGTAGATTTAGTGTTTCTGCTTCTTGACCATTAATGTAAAACGCATTTGCATTTGGATCTGCACCCTTTGGCTCTACGGTTACAATGTATGTAACGGTTTCAGGTGCTTGTGTTATAGTCTGTTGTGCATTGACGGTATCTGAACCATCAACATATGTGTAACCTGTAAAATCTACAGTGGCACTAGTTGAACCCTGTGATGTTAGATTTCTAATATATGATTGTGTGTAATACTGAAACTTAATACGATTTGAGTTTACTACGTGTGCTTTGTAATAATAGTTTCTGCCTAGCCCTGATGGTACACTAGATGATGATGAACCAAATCTAATTAGATCGCCTGTCTGTAGGCCGTGGTTTGCATACCAAATACTATTGGCATTTGGGTTTTCTTCAATCAGCACCATAGCACCATTTACTGTGCCACTGCTAATGTTTCTACGTGAACCTGCATAGTTGTTAAATGACATATACGTTTGATTGTTAACCACACGCACAGAACGTGGGTACATAATTTGTCCTGACGTAGTAGTGTAACTTGCCAAGTTATCACTATTGTTCATGTACGATAGACCACCTGTTGTAGTCCAGTTCATAATTATTGCTTGATTTGAATTGTTAGCCACTAATGGCACAACGTTGGCAAAACGTAATTCTTCTTGTGATGACGATGTAAATGCTTGGATAGGATCAAACGCTGTAACAAAACAAGACCTTGATACATTGTTTGTTGATCCGTGGTTTGTTAAATTTACACGACCACCATTGAGTGAGTTTGAAAGATATATAGTGTTAGCGTCTACAACGTTGACATAGTACGGCCTTGTGTCTGTTAGACCACCTATTGCACCATTGCCATCGCCATGCCAGTACACAACGTATTGGTCATCACTAAATCCGTGTGGGCTATCATTAAATGTTATAGTTTCTACGCCACCTGCTGTGTTGACTGTGATTGTAGAATTAGCACCTGTGCCCTGCATAAACCATTTAACAATCAATCCGTTTGCTGGGTCATGTATAGGCGACCAGTTGTGCGTATCTACTGCACCATACGTCCACATATCTTGTTCACCAGTGGCAGCATTGACGGTAGTAGATTTGCCTTGGTTAGTAAAATTAGCGTGATTTACATTTGCAGCATTAAATTGAACAACCTTTTGACCTACAGAATTTGTAAGGAAAAATGATGTTTCTTCTGCAAAACCTAATGGATAGTCAGTAGTAACCGTTAACAAAGATGGGTTAGCGTTGTCTGTAACAATGCCATCAAGGTTAGCTAGTTTAAATTCTGTACCTTGGTAAATACTTCCTAAAAATATTTGTGTGTAAGTTTCTTTAATGTTTTGTGTGCTAGGCATATTAGCCTTGGCAGCATATTGAAATGTTGTTGAGTTAATAATTTTGGTAACAACAAAGCCACCATTTGCTGTGGATCTAGCTGTACCCTGTACAATAATAGGGTTACCTTGTACTAATCCGTGGTCTATTTCTGTTACAACCGTGATAAGGTTACTGTTTGCTGTAGCTGAAACACTAGATATATCTAAATCTTGGTCACCATTACGGCTAAAGAAAGTAGGAATGTTTTTAATTAGTTCTAACGTTTCCCATTTTGTAGACTGCAAGCCATATTCAAAGTCAGTGTCGATAAGGTTTTCAGGTTGTGATACACGAAACTTAGATACAGGGTCAGTGTACGTTTTGTCAGGACGCATAGACACGCTGTCTTTTTCTTGAAAGATTTGTAGCGTATCAATAATAGCAGTACCAGTGACGGTTGCCCCTGTAACAGCACCATTACCATCTACTGATGATATAGTGATTGTTGCATCGTTAGCTGTTGTAGCACCACCTAGTGCAGTACCTACAATAGTAATAGTTTCATTTTGTACGTAGCCTGAACCTGCTGCTGATATGGTTACGCTGTACGATCCGTTTGCCCTAGCAACAGAAAATTCTGCACTTGTGCCACTTCCTGTGTAGCCTGATTGTGCTGGGTTTGCATAAACGCCTTGTGTTGTTGTATTATGGGCAAGAACAATAGTTGTTGTTTTGGCTGCTGTGTCTATTGTGTAGGATGTAGCACCACGATCAGGGTCACTAAATACATAAATTATTTCGTTTGCCGTAACGTTAGTAATCGTCAGCAATCGTTCTACGTTTATGATTTCAGGTATTACGACAGTCCGTGTGGACGCATCGAAACTATATTTATGTACTAGTTGTTTTGCCATATTCCATCCTTATCCACCCAACGCTATTGCAAAAACTATAGCATCAGAATTTATTTGTAGCTTTTCATTGCCACCACTGTTTTTTACCACAGCTTTGATACCTAATCCACCTTCTATTTTTTGTGACAACGTATTAGCATTTGTATCATTTGTGCTGACTTTTACAACAGCACCACCTGATGACGCTGCTGCTGATTGTGCTGATTGTGCTGCTGCCTGTGCACTTTGATCTGCTTCACCAGCTTTTGTAGTTGCTATTCCAGCCTGTGATATAGCTGTATCACGACTAGATACGGCAATATCCCTTGCACTTTCTGCTGCTGCCTGTGCATTGCTGGCTGTAGTAGCGTGACCTGATGCTGTTGTGGCACTGGCATCGGCTGCTTGTGCACTTGACAAGGCTTCTGATGCCTTGGTCGTTGCAGTATTGGACGCTGTTGCTGCTGCTTCTGCGTCTACAATCAAAGCCCATTTTGCTATATCAGCATTTGACGATAATGGTACTGCACCACTAGACGAGTGTGCTGTTACGCAAAGATAGATGTTATTATTGGATGTGTCTTTTACTAGGTCACGCTCACCATATGTACGGCCTGCGTTCCAGTTACCCTGATAATCACCTAACGTTTGGGCAATGGACAGTTCGCCTGCACCATCAAACGCCAACACTTTGTTCTGTCTGTTAGTAGCGTCAACAGTAAATTCTGTTGATGACATTGCGTTGGTAGGGGAAAGTTTGATGGCACGGTCAACCTGTTCCTGTAATTCTTGGTTGATAGCAATAGTTCTATCTAACGCTGCTTCTATGCTTTCTGCACTAAATGGATCGTTTTCAACAAGATCCAATACTTGTGTCTGTGCAGTAGCCCTTCGCAGTATGACCTTTTCGGTTGCTGCTGGTATGTTGCCTACAGTAAACGTAACGCTACCACCAGTGGCAACGCCTACGCCACTTACCGTATAGTGTGTCTGAATAGTTTTTTTAGTTTCAGTACCGTCAGCAGCCCTTATTAATACTTCTATGTCAGCTTGATCCAATACTTTGAAGTTAAATTGGAAGGCAGCTTGGTTTCCGTCACCATCGTAACTATTCTTAATTATAGTAGTTGTAATGGTCATTTGTCTAACACCTTATCATCATTTATAATTGTTTGCATCAATTTTCTTCTTTCTTATTATCACCTATAACTAACAACGGCCTAGCCATTTCTAAATCTTTCTCTCTCAATACAGACGCAGTTTCTTCATAATCTGCTATTGCTTTCATTACAGCTAGTTTTTCTATGTTTGTATTTGCTGTTGCCAATAATTGCAAAAGTTCTGTGCCTTTATTGGATTTCACTAACATAGCTTGTAATGTTGGGTGGTTTCTAATTACGTCAGCTTTTTCTACTAAAGCCATTTTGTGCCTGTCTTGCATTTGGTCTTTTTTGCCAGTAAGCAGCAAATTGATTGCTTCCCTGTAATCTAGGTTAAGTCTGCTTTCCCTAAGTTCCAAATCTTCTTTGTATCTTCTAGCGTTGTTTACTTCAGGCTGTTTGCCAATCTTAATAAACGTGTTTGCAAATGTACCCACCAAAGGAAATGCAAAAATATCTTCTAGTTCGCTAGTAATCTCTGCAATATTTTCTGTTTTAAATCTGTACAAAGCACCACCACCATACGTATTCCACACATATTGAAACGCAGCTATTTTTGTTCTGCTGTCTGATGCTTCCCAAACTAACGGATCTATTGCATATTCGCCTGTAAAATCGTTAGTTGGATTGTGACCCATGCCCATAGTCAGTAAATCGCCAAATAATTCTATAGCAGGGTTTACGCTTGGTATTACGTCACTGCTTAGTGTTGCACCAAAATCTGTTAGATTTGCTTCACCCATGTGCATATCAATTGCTTTGCCTATAATGCCGTTTATGACACGTGCAGTTTCATCTTGGGGTATTCTGAAGTAAACAGTTTTGCCTTCTTTGGTGTAGCCTAGTGGTATAATAATATAGTTTTGTTCATCATATTCACTTACGCCATCGTAAAATTCTTTCAGTGCAACACTATACACACCATATTTTAGCATTTTCTGCACAATCTTAGGTGCTGTATTGTACATAAACATTTTACCAAGAACGCTTACAGGATCTTCTTTTGCACGCACATAGTCGCCACGTATACCTTCTTTCATTGCGTTCCAAAAAATAAATATATTATTAGACACAGGGTGCAACGAACCTGTCCGTAAAAAGCTAGGGCTACCTACATCTGCCTGTACTTTCAGCATAATCTGTTTACTGCTGGTACTTAAATCGCCACGTGCTACTGCATCTTTGTAATACATATAGCCTGCCACTTTATGCATACGTTCCAGCAATCTTGCAATATTGCCCCAATGGTCTAAAAACCTGCCCATCGTTTTGCCATAGAACGTTTCATATTGTTTTGGCGTAAACTTCTGCATCATTTTTTCAACCATGTAATTAGATGGATCTAGCGTGCCATCCCTTAACATACGTTGTAATGCTTTTTCACCTGCATTGCCCCTGTACCCTTCCATCTGTGCAATGTAGATACCTTCTTTTTCCATCTGCCTTGTAAGTGCTGTACCTTCCATATTGCCAAAAATTGACCTGTATGTAGGCTTAAT